CCAGAAGGACTAATATTATGAACGCGCACAACTTACAAACACAGATCCTAGCCATGGCGATAATGGTCCGCGTTGAAGGAATGAAGGCCGACAACGCGATCCGCTTCAACCGCGGCGAAAACTTCGCGTACGGTGAGAGCGACTTCGAGCACATGGCCTGCGAATTAGACGGATTAATGCAGGGGGTTAGCCATGAGTAAAACAATATACGACCTACGGGGCGACGAGGAACAGGCGCTCGAAAGGCTCAAGGGCTGCGCGGTCAAAAGCATAAGCCACCACGACTCGCTCGGGTTGCTGGAGGTCCACTTCGAGAACGGGGCGTCGCTCTCAGTACAAGCGCACGGCCGTTGTGATACCAGCGTTATGATCATAGAGCCGAAGGAGGGCGCGCCGTGTTAGTCGACTACATATCGCCGGACCGCTTGCCGTGGGTGGTGGTTTGGTTGGACTGGAACTTCTACGCGTACGGGTTGAGCTTCTTGTTCTGCTCGGCGCTTGGCGTTCTGCACTGGTGGCACTCGATACCGCACCACAGCTTCTCAGGGCTCGGCCTTGCGCTGTTCGTTGGTGCGTGTTTGTGGGTTGTTTACTGCGCCGCGCGTTACGGCTATGCGGTGGGGTGATCGTCTTCTTCACGCCTGTTACGGCGGAGCGCTGCTTCTATGCGCTCCGCTTCTTTCTCTTTCAGGATCAAAATTTCCAGCTGTGTCTTCTGATACTCGATCCGGCCTTTGCGCCAATGCGTATAAATCAGCACCGAACTAAGCACGATACCAACCAGCGTGGCCAACTTGCCGATCTCGTTAGGGATTAAATCAAGGAAGGTCCCGAGGCCCGTCCCCGTCGTCGCTGCCGACACTGCCGACGCTATCTTCGGATTGCTGGCTAACTCTTGCAGCCCTTCTTTGACGCTCATATCTTGCCACCGTATTGATTAAAATAGTTAGACCATGTAAACCGATTGAAACGAAAGCAAGCAGCCCAGCTATCCAGTGTATAACCTCCCACATTTACGCCATCCCTTTTTATAAATATTATTAGCGTCCATGCGTAAAGGCATACGAAGGCCGCGTCATAGGCTAGAGGCGGGAAGTAGAAGAACCAAAGGACCCAGCCCAACAAGTTAACCAGTATCGAAGCGATACAAATCTTATGCAGGCTTAGGACCATTCGCGGGACGGGGTTTATTCCGCTAGTCAATACGATGATCAACAAGTCGAAAAGAGCCGCGCTCCCGTAGTACTGCAAGCCGTCTAAATCAGAAAGTAAAAATTCATGTAGTGTTATAACTGCCATAAATAGAACAGCCGCGAAAAGTCGCGGCGCGTTCGGTTGAATAAATGCGACGGCGATTAGTGCATAAATTAGGTACGTGATAGCGTCGCCGATCATAGCTTAGGACTCGCGCTGCTTACCGCGGCCACCTGTGCGGGTGGTTGGCGCGTCTTGCTGCGTTTTCTTCTGGCGTTGCTTACCGCGGCCACCTGTTGCTTGTTCTTCTTTCTTAGCCATTGATCTAACTCCTGTTTTAATATGTCGTCGATAATACTAGATTTATCAACCTTTGTTAACATCTTTAGTGAAACGGCTAGTCACCGCTTTGGCAATATCGCCCATGTGAGGGGCGGCGAAGTAGAACGCAAGGATCAGCATAACCGCCGGGTTCATGTCCGCGGCGGCACTTTTAGCGATAACGCCGACCGCGTTTAGTTTTTCCGCGGTAACTACGCCTGCCGAATTCGTGAACACCGCCACCATTGCGCACAGCACAGAGAGCAAGTACATAGAAAGCCACACCCCCGTTATGCTTAGCGCAATCAGTCGGCGGGCTAAGTTCTGCCCCTGTGTTGCCGCCATCCAACCTACGACCATTTGGCGGGCTTCTGAGCGGTCGGCCGCTGCGTCGCTCGCCTTCTCTTCGTCGGTGTAAACCAACGCGTCGAGGCCATTTGTTACACCGTCCACGATCCCGGACAGCGCCTTTTCTGTTCCGAATAATTTCCCCCAGAAACTCATAGCTTAGTACCCCCAAGAAGAAACGCGGCGGCCGTTCTGCGGTCTGCGCCCTAAGTGAATGAACCCAAGGTGCAGGCCGTCGCCTATGGCGTTGAAGCCGTGGCGGCCCGCCAGTATGGCGAGCTTGTCGTACTCTTGGCGGCTCGACACTGCCACGTCCACTCCGTCGCCTCGCGGGTGGTCGCCACCGTACGGATCAGCTTTGCCCGATTGGCTAGGGTGCAACGGGCAGCGCCCGCCACTGGTTAGCCTGATCGTCCCGTAGTCGTCCCGCACTAACTGCAACGCGTCGAGCGTCTCTTGGTTGACGCTTCGGCGATCACAGCCCGGGTGGCCGCAAGTGCATAGCAGCTTGGGGTCCGTGTCCGGGTGAAAGTTCTTTGTGCTGATAGTCATAATTAGCCCACCATTGCAAACAGGTACTCACGTTTCAACGTCTCGAATATGAACTCGTTGGCGTAGTCGCTCGGGTGGTTCGAGTCGTCATAAAGGCGCTGGTAGTCGATGCGGTCTTGGCCCACGAGGTCGAACAGGCGCTGCTCGCAGTCAACGAACGCGTGCCCCTCGTCGGTGCAAAATTCGCGCGCGGCCTGCACATAGTCGTCGTAAGTGATAGGGCTAGACGCGCCCCCCTCGAAGGCTATCTCACGGTTACGCAACGACGTAAAAAACATGAAGTCAACGCCGACGCTGTTGTAGTTGTTCGACGCGTTCAGGTGGTTCTGGTAACGCTGCACGAACTCCGCTAGATCTGCCTTAAACGTCGCCACGCTGTTCTGCTTGATATACTCGTTAACAAACGGAATTTGTACGATAACGTGGCTAGGTTGGATCGGCGTATAGTTCAAAATGTCCGCCACATGGTCGCGCGTTTCGCTAGCGTTGGACGACTGATTGCCGAGCCATGCGCCGACCGTGTGAGCGCCTTCTGCTAGGTTAACGACTTTGTTATTGTCGAAGATAACACCGCGGGTCTGCACTGTCTTGCCTGCGTCCGGGAGCGCCTCAAGGTACACGACGCCCAGCTGTTTAGATGCCCAGTCGATACGGTAGATCACTTCTTCGTCCACTCCGCCGGTGATCTGGCTGGTGTCAATTACCACGCCGAAAGCGTCTGCCGTTGCCTTGGTGGCGGTCACTAGGTTGTGCCCCGGCGTTACTAAGTTGACGCCCGCCACGCCGCTAGCGAACTTAGGGGCCCACGGGTTGGCGCTGTTGCGGTAGCTAACTTGCGGGTTGACATACGCGCGGTGCGCTGCGCCGCCGCTAATAGAGTCGGTCCAAGTGATGCGCAACTCGCCGCCGTTAAGCTGGTGGCGAACACTCACGTACATGGCGCGGCCCGGTCGTACCATTTCAAGGCGTAGTAGTGCGCGCTCAATGTACGAACGCGGGTAGATGCGCAAGCCCGGGTAGATGTAACCCGCGGCCGCTGCGCCGATCTCCGACCCGTTATCGTTGCGCAGTTGGATCGCGCCGTTGGCTAAAATTGTCACGATCTCCACAACGCCGTAGCCGGTTAGGTAAACTTTCTCCCCTGCGGCGAACCACTGCGGGAACTCTAAAGTTTTTGAGATTATGTAGAACACGTCGGTGGTGTTGCTGTACTCCGCGACGATCACGTTCTGGCTGCCGAACGTCACCTGCGTGAAGCCCGCGCCGCTGCCCGGGTAGTCAGGGTCCGGCACTAAGTCGACAAAGTAGTCTTTACCCTCGGGGCTAAACTCGTCGATCTCTTCCGGGCGCAGTTCCATGATCGTGTTTTTGAATAGTCCGCGGCTCAACTTCTCGCGGTACTCAGTCAGGGAGTACGAGTCGGTGTCGGTCTGCGCGACAGGTGCGTAGAAATTCGGGAACGTATTAGCGGAAATGTCCAACAAGTTCGAGGTTGTGTTCGTTAAGTATCCCGCCTCAAGGTGTAGGGGGAAAGTGTTATCTATGTCGGTGTTAACGTCCGATCGGCTGTCCGGCGTAGTCACGCGGCCGGTCAGCTGGTTGCTAGCTAGTGCGTACACGTTCTCGGTGATCTGCAACTTGTCGCGCAGGAACTCTTCGATCCGGGCGTTAAAACCCTTGTTGTGCGGGTAAGAGCTGTGGCGGCTAAAGTTAATCAAACCGCTGAACCCGTCCCAGTCTGGCGCGCCTTGGCCCCACGCGTGCGAGTCACCCCACAAGTGAATGTGGCGGTCTTGGTTAGCGGATGCGCGGTTCTTTAGCAGCGCAACAGGTAGCGACGTGCTGTTGATTTCCAGCGCGTTAACAAATTTATCATTGTACTGCAACTCCGTAGCGAATTGAGATCCTACAGGCAGGTCGCCAGCGTCCGCGATCACGTACGACGAGAACGGGGCCAACACTGCGGCGAGGTATGTTTCACCAGCGGCGAAAGTTACGGTATCACCGCCAACAGTCGTGCCCGCTTGCATGTCCGCGACAGTCGCAAAGACGTAAGCGCCCTGCGCACCTATTAACCCGCTTACAATCTTTTCGACTGCTTCGAGGTATTGGGACGCTCCGACCTTATCAGGCGAGCCAGTAGGCACCAACGCCGCGGCGTTTAGTAGCGCCTGTTGGAATCCGAATATATCATTTACCAGCGCTTGTTCCCAAGGTGTGCCGGTCCCGTCGCCCGGTACGGTGATGTTCCGCGCGGACCCGTACGGGTAGTTCGCGTCGCCCGGTTTGATCTTGCCCGGGTATTGCGCTTCTGGGTTAATAGCCATAATTTAGCTCCTTAAACATAATCTACAAGTATACCAAGCCATTGCTGCGCCGGGCAAATTTTTAAACATAGCGCCTCGAACTCGTCCCGCCTGCGGGTGTCTATCTCCGCTTGAGTTCCGAAGGTCTGGCCGCCAATATACAAGAAGTAAGGCCACTTTGTGGGGTCCTGTGGCACTATATAATCTTTTGGTTGGTCCTTAAACTCTAAGTAGTTGCCGCACAATGCGCCAAGCTCCCCGGCTTCTACAAGTGCCTCACCACAAAGTGGCAAGAGGTCCGGCACCGTTTCTATTATCTTATTGACTAGCGGGTAGCCTCTCGGGTTCAAACTGTTGCCCGACTCTGCGAACGCTTCACCACAAAGCGCGGTGGGTTCTCCGCATTCCACCAACAACGACACGCCGGTGAACTCTCGGCGGAGCCACATTAGCGGGTTGCGTGGTGTTGGGTTGCCAAAGCTGCCGGGTGTCGGAGGTGTCGAGGGTTCCCACCACTCGTGGACGTATACGTCAAACCCCGCGGCTTGCAGGGTGTCTTGTATGTACCTAGGGGCTTGGCCCCCTTCGAGTTGTCGCCATGTGGCGGTCAAACGTGCGCGCCGGTCGAGTTCGTCCGTTATGTTGCCCGGTAGCCCGAATTGTCGCTCCCAGTCGTCCAGCTTGTCGGTGGTGTCCGGCAGTAGGTCAAGCCATACGCTGTCTGCGGATTGCTTCACGCCGTCCGGCAGCACTGTTAGGCCGTCGAGGAACTGGCGCAGCCTTTTATTGACTGTTGTCCGCCACGCCCTACCGTCTGGCAGTAGGTGCTGGTATAGCCTTAAAAAGTCCATTAACTGAACACCACATTCGCCGCCTTGGCCTTCTCGCCCTCCCCGAGTGAGTACGTTCCGAGGATTCCGCCTTGGCCTTCAAGAGTGAACGACGCGCCGCTAAAGACGCCGTCGGCCGCTTTTACAATATCGTTAACTATCCCCAGTAACTCAACATTAGACAGGCGGTCTTTACGCGGTGGGGTGTTCAGCCCTACTATGAAAGGTTCAGCCTGCAAGAAATACCCCTCGACCGCTGCCGTTATGTCTGCTTGCAAGGCGGCTAGGTTGCTGCCTTGTAGCCCCGTTACCGTGACGTCGAACCCTGTCCGGGTGATTGGTAGCACGTTGACGAAAGCATTAGCGGGGCGGCGGCTAGCCAGCCCGCTTTGATCCAGTTCTATAGAGGCAAACACCGCGTCGAGTTGGGCTTGGGTGGGTGTTCCGTCCGTTTCCGTGGCGCTTTCGACGTAAACATCGACCTCGCCCGGCTGCCCCGTGTACGGGTACACATTCGCAACGCCTGCGACTTCTTCGCCCCAGATAGCATAGTCGGCATACGCGCCGCCCTGCGGCCTGCGCTGGAAGCGGTCGATCACTCGTTGGCGGTAACTGTCTATTGTCTCGGCGTCTGCTCCTGTCACTGTCTGCGCCGTCACTGTGGTTTCCCTTGCTACGTTTGGCCGTGGGTTCGCGAAGTTTAAGCTCGGGCCCGGTTCGCGGTT